GCTATGAAAGAGAGACTAGAATTTCCTGAGTTGAGACGAGTAGCGAAAGAACAGTATGACTACTGGCAACCAGAAACTGTGTTAGTTGAGGCTAAGGCATCAGGACTACCACTTACTTATGAGCTTAGAGCTATGGGAATACCTGTAGTCAACTTCACACCATCAAAAGGAAATGATAAGCATACTAGAGTTAATTCTGTTGCACCATTATTTGAAAGTGGTATGATATGGGCTCCAACAGATAAAAAATTTGCACAAGAGGTTATGGAAGAGTGTGCTGCTTTCCCTTATGGAGATCATGACGATTTAGTTGACTCTATGACACAAGCTGTTATGAGATTTAGACAGGGAGGATTAATAACTCACCCTGAAGATTATGAGGAAGAGAAATCACCTCCTAGAAAATATAGTTACTATTGGTAGTATGAAAAAATTAACCAAGACTACACCACCGAAAAGAGGACCTAACCCACAGGGCTTGAATATTCCTATTAAAAAGGTTAAGGTCGCACGATTGGAGAAAATAAATGGCAGATATGGACAAGGCTCTTCCAAACGTTGAGCAAACTATAAATATACCTAACGAAGAAGATATTAACATCGAGCTAGAGGAACAACAAAAAGATCCTCAAGAACCTGTTGACGTTCAAGAGAACGAAGACGGAAGTGTTGATGTTAACTTTGATCCATCGCAAGTTAACCCTGGACAAGACGAAGGGCACTTTGCAAACTTAGCAGAATTATTACCAGAGAATGTCCTCGCCCCTATAGGCTCGGAACTCTTTTCTAATTACGAAGACTATAAATCTTCAAGAAGTGATTGGGAAAAATCTTATACATCAGGATTAGATTTATTAGGATTTAAATACGAAAGTAAAACAGAACCATTCAAAGGTGCATCAGGTGCAACACATCCTGTACTAGCCGAAGCAGTTACACAATTTCAAGCACTTGCTTATAAAGAATTGTTACCAGCAGGTGGACCTGTACGTACACAGATCATAGGTCAGATCTCAGCTGAAAGAGAGCAGCAAGCAGCGAGAGTCAAAGACTTTATGAATTATCAAATCATGGATCAGATGAAAGAGTATGAAGCTGAACTTGATCAAATGTTATTTTATTTACCACTATCAGGATCTGCATTTAAAAAAGTTTATTATGATGAGATCATGCAAAGAGCAGTTTCTAAATTTGTACCAGCTGATGATTTAGTTGTACCTTACACAGCTACATCTTTAGATGATGCAGAATCAATTATTCACGTTGTTAAAATTTCTGAAAACGAATTACGTAAACAACAAGTAGGAGGTTTTTATAGAGATATAGAATTAAATCCTTCTTATGTAAATGAATCAGATATAGAAAAAAAAGAACGAGAACTAGACGGCACAAGAAAAGGTAGAGATGAAAGAATTTTTAATCTTCTTGAGTGTCACGTAAACTTAGACATAGACGGATTTAATGATGTTGATGCAGAAGGTATGCCAACAGGAATTAAACTACCGTACATCGTTACCATTGAAGAAGGATCTAGAGAAACTTTATCTATTAGAAGAAACTATGAAATAGGAGATCCTTTAAAAAACAAAATAGATTACTTCGTACACTTTAAATTTTTACCAGGACTTGGCTTTTATGGCTTTGGATTAATTCACATGATTGGTGGATTATCTAGAACAGCAACATCAGCTTTAAGATCATTGTTGGATGCAGGAACGTTATCAAACTTACCTGCCGGATTTAAAATGCGTGGTATAAAAATGAGAGACGAGAATCAACCAATTCAACCTGGAGAGTTTAGAGATGTAGATGCTCCTGGTGGATCTCTTAGAGATGCTTTCATGCCTCTTCCTTTTAAGGAACCATCGCAAACCTTATTATCGCTTATGGGTGTCGTGGTACAAGCAGGTCAAAGATTCGCTTCAATAGCAGATCTGCAAGTGGGAGACGGGAATCAGCAAGCTGCAGTGGGCACGACAGTTGCTATGCTTGAAAGAGGGAGCAGAACAATGTCTGCCATACATAAAAGATTGTATGCCTCTATGAAAAAAGAATTTAATTTATTAGCAAGAGTTTTCAAGTTATATCTACCTCCAATCTATCCATACGATATTGTCGGCGGTCAAAAACAAGTCAAGCAATTAGACTTCGATGATAGAGTAGATATATTGCCGGTTGCAGATCCAAACATATTTTCTCAAACTCAGAGAATCTCCCTAGCCCAAACGGAAATGCAACTGGCTTCGTCCAATCCACAACTACACAATCAGTATCAAGTGTATAGAAATATGTATGAAGCGTTAGGTGTAAAAGATATTGACTCTATTTTAATTAGACCACAACCACCAACACCAAAAGATCCTGCATTAGAACATATCGATGCATTAGGTGGAAAACCTTTTCAAGCTTTCCCTGGTCAAGATCATAGATCACACATTACTGCTCACTTAAATTTCTTAGAAACAAACATGGTTAAGAACGCACCTGCAGTTGGAGCGTCTATACAAAAAAATATTTTAGAACATATTAGTTTAATGGCACAAGAACAGATCGAATTAGAGTTTAGACAAGAGTTGCCACAACTAGCACAGATGATGCAGATGGCACAACAGAATCCACAGATGCAACAACAAGCTATGGCTATGCAACAACGTATCGAAGCTAGAAAAGCTGTACTAATTTCTGAAATGATGGAAGAATACATGAACGAAGAGAAAAAAATTACTTCACAATTTGGAAATGACCCTATTGCAATGTTAAGAGCTAGAGAATTAGACCTTCAAGCACAAGAGAACAACAGAAAAAAACAAGAAGGTGAAGATAGAATTAACTTAGACCGTATGAAAGCCATGATGAACCAACAAAACGTAGATGAGAAGCTAGATCAGAACGAAGAACTAGCACAATTAAGATCTGACACGTCTATTAAGAAAACAATTTTAACAAGTGAACTTAAAAAGGACAATTAATGATTAATAAAAAAGAAAAAAACACTTTAAAGAAACATAAAAAGCATCATACAACAAAACATATGGCATCAATGAAAAAAGATATGAAAAAAGGCATGACTTTTAATAAATCACATAATAAAGCTATGCGAAAGGTTGGAAAATAATGGCTTGGTTTGGTTTAGCAAAATTAGCATTCTCTGCTGGAAGTAAAATCTACGCTAATCGTCAAAAAACAAAAATGGCTATGTCTGATGCACAATTAATGCACGCAGAAAAGATGGCTAGAGGCGATGAAGCTTATCAAGGCAAATTATTAGAGTCTAGACAATCAGATTGGAAAGATGAGGCGGTTTTAATTATATTAAGCACACCTATAGCAATTTTAGCTTGGGCAGTGGTATCGGATGACCCTACAGCAATGGACAAAGTAAAGCTATTTTTTGAAATGTTCTCAGAACTCCCTAAATGGTTTACAAATTTATGGATACTTGTAGTTGCTAGTATTTATGGTATAAAGGGAACACAAATATTTAAAGGAGTAAAAAAATAATGGGAATTTTAAGTTACGGTTACAAAGCATTAAAAGCAGGTAGTAAAGCAATTAAATCTGTTAAACCTTTTTCAAAAACAGGTGGTAAGACAGTTGAACAAGTTAAACAAGGCGCAGCAAAATCAAAACTAGATGCAGCTAGATTTAATTTAAAAGAAACATTTAAAAAATCAGATAAAGCTTTAGATAAATTAAAAGATACAGTAAAAAGAGTCCCTAAAATGGGTGGCGGTATGATGGGTCGACAGATGTATAAAAAAGGCGGAAAGTCTTTTCCTGATTTAACTGGTGATGGTAAAGTTACTAAAAAAGATATTTTAAAAGGTAGAGGTGTACCTGGGTTTAAAGATGGTAGTAAAGGACCAGTTCAAAACATTAAAAGATTATTTAAAAATAATGAAGATAAAGGATCAAAAGACGCAGCTAAAAAAATAGGTAAAATGTTAAAAGAAAAAAATAATGATAAAAAAAATTAAAAAATTTATTAAACACATAGTAGAAAAAATACTTGGCAAAAGATGCCAGTGTAATAACTAAAAAGGAGAAAATTATGGCTGTAGCAAAAATAGGATCAATGATAGCAAAAAAAATTATTAAATCAAAGAAAGCTAAAGATTTTATGGATTTTGTAAAAACAGGAAAGTATACCGACAAATCTGGAACTAAAATTAACGTAGATAAAGCCGCAAAAAAATTAAGAAAAAACAAAGCCGGTGGCGGCATGTCACAAAAAGGCTTAGGAAGAGCATTTAGAAAAGGAGGAAGATCATAATGGCAAAACCAGGACTATACGCAAACATACATGCAAAGAAAAAAAGAATAGCAGCCGGCTCAGGAGAAACAATGAGAAAACCCGGAAGCAAAGGCGCTCCAAAAAAAGCTAATTTTGTAGCAGCAGCTAAAACTGCAAAACCAGTTAAGAAAAAAGTTTAATGGCTACCGCTGCATGGCAGAGAAAAGAAGGTAAATCTGCCTCAGGTGGATTAAACAAAAAAGGGGTTGCATCTTACAGAGCAGCAAACCCTGGATCTAAATTAAAAACAGCAGTAACAACAAAACCTTCTAAACTTAAAGCAGGTTCTAAATCAGCAAACAGACGTAAATCTTTTTGTGCTAGAATGAAGGGCATGAAATCTAAACTTACTTCTGCTAAAACGGCAAGAGACCCGGATAGTAGAATAAACAAGTCTCTTAGAAAGTGGAATTGCAATTGAAAAAAACAAAAGCAAAAATAAAGAAAGTAATTAAAGGTTTAAACAAAGCTTCTAATTTACATGCGGGTCAAGCTAAAGTATTGAAAGGAGTTTTAAAAAAACATGCAACTAGAAACAGTAATAGTAAAACTTAATAGACTCTTAAATCAAAGACTAGAAGATTTATCTATAGCGGTAACGTCCGGCGCTATTGACAATATGGAGAATTATAAGTATATAGTAGGACAAATTAAGGCACTAGAATCAGTGCGTCAGGAACTCTCTAACCTGCTAAATGATAAGGAGCAAAAAAATGGAACAGTCGTCAACATCAAAGATACAACTACCGAATAAAAAATTAGTAGGTGTAAAACAATCAGAAGAAAAAAAAGAAGATACAAATAAAATACCTAACCCAACGGGTTGGAGACTTTTAGTATTGCCATTTAAAATGGATGGTAAAACTAAAGGTGGAATACATTTATCAGATTCAACTATTGAGAGACAACAAGTTGGTTCTCAATGTGGTTTAGTTTTAAAGATGGGTCCCCAGTGCTATAAGGATAAAGAGAGATATCCTGAAGGCCCGTGGTGCAAAGAGGGAGGATGGGTAATGTTTGCTCGTTATGCTGGATCCAGAATTAAAATAGAAGGTGGGGAAATACGTCTGCTAAACGATGACGAAGTTTTAGCAACCATTGAGAGTCCAGAGGATCTCTTGCATGAATATTAACCATAGGAGGAAACTATGCCAGAAGTAGAAGAAAAGAACATGGTAGACATTGATACATCCGGTCCAGGAGCCGAGGTCGAAGTATCAGAAGATAAAGATGAGTCGGTT